CCGAGAAAAGCGCCTGAACGACCCCGGTCCCGCCGTCGGCATAGGTTCCGCCCGGCACGGCGTTGTAGCGCTCGAAGCCGACGAAATCCTGCGCCAGAGCGACCCAGGTGCCGAAGCCGACGAGACCCATCTTCGGTTTCTCGCCCGTGATCTTCGTGACCTGAGCGATGTATTGGAGAAAGAGCGCCCGCGTCGGGGCGACGGGATTCGCGTTGTTCACGAAGGTCGAACGCCAGAACGCATTCGTCGTCCGGGACACGCCGCCGTAATTCGCAGAGACCGTGCCGTCGTCGATCGCCGCCGGCAGGCCGATAATCTGCGTCTGGTCCGTGATGTTCTGGTAGATCGAGTTCGAGAAGGTCTGGATCGTGACGTTCGTCGCGTCGTTCATGCGGGCTTCGATCAGCGGCACGACCGCATAATCGACCTGAACGAGACCTTCCATCCCGAGGAACGGAATCGCGGTGACGAAGCCCTTGAGATCGAATTCGGCGTTCTGCACCCCCGGGATGATGCCGGGCTGCTGGAACGAGCCGTCGTAGCCGATCCACTGCCCTTGCACCATCGAGGAGCCCTGGATCGGAACGGTGATCGGCGAGACACCGCCAGAAGCCACCTCGGCCGAGGCCAGCATCGCCGAGGTGAAGGGCGTGCTCATGTAGAGCTGAACCACCACCTTCGGCACGAAGGCTCTCCGAGTGATGGCCGTCAATTCGGCGGCAACGGCACCCTGCGGCGGCAGAATCCCCTGACCTAATGTAGGCAATCCAGCCTCCTATACCTGCTCTTTACCTCCCGAGCCTGATTTGATCTATCGTCTCGTAGGCGATATCTCGCGCGGCCCCGGGGTTCTTGGTGAATTGTGTATAGTCCGGCATCGTCCACCTGCTGGCCGGGCGATGTGGAACATCACGCTTTTCCTCCGCCGGCTTCTGAGTCGCGGCGTAGTATTCAGCGGCGGCATCGTAGTCGTAGGTGCCGAGCTTCGGCATGACCTTCTGCTCGATCTCGGCGACCGCCTCTTCCCCGAATTTCTCGGCCACCTTGCGCCGCTGCGCTTCGAGCCGTTCCTTGGCCTTCTCGGCCGCATCTTCCTGGCGCCGCCGGTCCATCTCGGCGCGCATCTCGGCCGCGACATCCTCGGCATCGACATCGGGGAATCGCATCTCGGGCCGATGCACCTTGATCGCCTTCACGACATCCCGCCGCGTGCGCGGGTCGTTCGCGAGAGCTCGCATCAGTTCGGCCATTTCGGTGTCGTCGGCCGCCATCAGAACCACCCCTTGCGCTTGCTGACGACGGAGCCGGAACCGGGCCGCGGCACGTTCACGGGGCCGCCCGTGTAGGCGCCTCGCTTCACTGCGTTCGTGTCGAAGAAGTTGTGCCCGAGCGAATAGGTGCGGATGCGCTCGTTCGTGCCGAGCGTGCCGGCGTGGATCGGAGTGCCGTGGCACGAGAGTCCGAACTCGGTCGGCTTCGTCGGGAGAAATGCGGTCATAGCGGCCTCTGGCCTCGCGAAGACGGGCTCTTCTCGAGCGTCATGAGCTCGTCGTGCCCGGGCTTCTTGTTCGCACTGGAGAACCCGCCCATCTGCGGATAAGGCGGCGGGTTCACGAACATGCCGCGCTTGCGCTTCATTTCCTTGCCGCCGAAGGAAGCTTTCGGCTTCAGGTATCCGTAGTTCGACATGTCATCCTCCCAACATGCCAGGAGCTGCCGCACCAGGAGCTAGACCCGGCGGCGGGGCCGGCGGCGGCGCTCCGCCCGGGCGCTTGGATTGCTGCATGAGCTGAAGTACTGCGCTCGGCACGAGCCCGCCGTCCTGCTCGGACCCGAAAGTCTTCGAAAGCTTCTGCATCACTTCGAGCAGAGTGGAATATTCCTTGGAGCCGACATCGAAGGCCGAGAGTATCCTCGGCATCGTGGTCTGGATCATCTTCATGGCCGCCATTGCCGCTGCCTTTTGGCCGGCTCCGGCACCAGGGGATGTCGCAGGAGAGGCTCCAGGCCCACCAGGGCCGCCCGTGATGCTGCCCGGCATGGGCGAGCCCCCGGGTGATGGCGGAGGCCCACCCGGACCACCTTGCAAGGGGTCCATTTCCGGCATGCGACAAGCGCTCGATCACGAAATCGTGATCGAGAAAATGAACCGTCCCGGTCGGGGTGTCAAGCGATGTGGGTCAGGACGCCAGGCGAGGCATGATGGGAGACGGAGACCCCGGCATGACGATGCCAGAGATCGCGCTCTTGTAGCCCTTCAGAACATCGGCGGACGGCTCGGCGTACCAGAGCAATGTCGCGCTGTTGATGCGCAGCCGATCACCTGTCAGAAACGGGTTGCCATGGAGGATCGGACGGAGCTGTAGGCCATCCGGGCTCACGACGAGCTGATATGGCTTCACGACCGCGAATGCGTCTCTGTTCTCGTCGTGCTTCACGCTGCCGATCAACTCTTGCCCGTTGATGAAAGTCAGGACGAAAATCCCTTCCTCGAGCATCATGTTCCCGTCTCCCTGGTCTCGATCTTCCAATGACACAGCGCCACTCGCGCGTCCTCTATCGAGCGAGCCGTACAATGCGGAATACCACGTTTCGTGAAGCGAAGATGCAAGGCATCTTGGTCTATCGACAAGACCCCTTTCAGAGTCTTGATCTCCATGAAATGAACGAGCCACCCATGGGGGCCGGGAGCGAGGATGCAGAGATCGTGGATGCCAGGCTCGAGGCCCATCGCCACGGCGATCTTGTGGCCGAGCGGATGACGTAGCCCTTCGTTGCGAATCGCAAAGACTTCGCACTGCGGAGCAACGAGCCGCAGGTATTTCACGATATCGATTTGAAGCTGTTCTTCCGGCCGTAACTTCACGTCAGCCCGAGATGCATGAAAAAGGCCACGCTGCCTTCCCGAAACAACGTGGCCTCGAAATCCGCCGCTTTCAAAAGCTGAGCGGGATGCTTACTTCCGCTTGCCGCGGTGCATCTTGCGGCCCCTGCGGTCGATCTCGATGTCGAGGGGGATGTGGCGAATCATGGCAGGGTTCCTTCTATCTGGCTTTTGCCTGGAGCTGTCCGCCGCCGAAGGGATGGCGGGACACGCACCGATTGTGCCATATTCGAGACCCCGCCGCAATCATTTCAAATCCCCCCTCGGGCTATGGTGGCTTCGCGTGCGCTCCTGCTGCTCCTTCGTGCCCGGCGGCACGATGCCCATGGCGTTCATTTGCGCCTCGCGGGCCTCGCGCTCCTTCAGCTTGTGGATCAAGGCTTCTACATTCGGCGGGTTCATGATCTTCAAGAGGCTCTCTTTGTCGATCGCCGAAGCCTTGAAGAGCGCAGCCGCGACCTCTTTCGTGTCGTCTTGGAACAGCGGGGATTGCGAATGCCCCGCGACACGCACCGAATAATTCCCGGCCATTTGATCGAGCAGGAATTGACGCCCGTCCTCGCCCGTCAGGACCGTGTCGTCGTTGCGCATCAAGAGCTCGAGCGCGAGCTCCCCCATGAGCCCCAAAGACCGCTCCAAGCCGACCGCGGTTTTCTTGATGCGGCCGGACCCCGTCGTCACGAGCTTCTTCGCCTGGCCCGCCGAGCGGACGCCCTCCGCTCCCTTGCCTGTCAATGTCTCCGTCAGGCCAGAGGCCTCGTTGAAGAGCTGCCCGATCTCGTTGAACTCGATGAACAGCTCCGCCGGAATCTCGGGCTTCAGCTCGTCTACCTTGCCGTTCGGGCTGTCGTCGTAGACCCACGATCCGGGGCCGCCGAGATTGTTGATCTTCTCGTCGGTCAAGCCGTTGAAGCCGGTAAGGACTTTCGCCGGATCGACCTGGCGCGCGAGAAGATCGGAGATTTGATCGAGCCTGGTGTTCGTCCATTCCTGAAGCGGGATCAGCCGCTCGGAATGGGCTTCGCCGAAGAAAAAATCATAGAGTGGATAGGGCTGGATGTGAACGAACGGATGCCGCTTCGGCAGGAACAGGTTCGTGGCCGAGGCCCATTTCGGTTTCGCGCCATTCACGTGCTTCGCCAATTGCTCGACCGACTCGCGCGAATCGGTGACGACGATATCCGGGTCCGCCACGACGAGCATGACGTAGTCCTCGGCCTTGTCGTCCCAAACCCAGAGCTCCCAAAAACGAACCATGCGCTCGGATGTCACCGGCTGGTATGTCTCCCGGCTCTGGTAATCGGAGCGCACCTGCCCGATCACCGGGGCCGACATATCCGCCCCACCAGTCGCCGAGATGATCAGGTTCGTGATCGATGTCGGATAGCGCTCCTCGCGAGCGTCGTCGGAAGCAACGAGTCGCGGAATATCCCCTTTCCTGCCGGCCCTGAGCATGCGCTGGTAGGCATTGTCCCAACCGAGCATGTAGGAATGGCAGAAAGCCTCCTGGCTCGACAGATCGGCCTCGGCCTCGTCGTAAACCCCGAAACAATGCGGGTCGATGAGCTTGCCGAACAGCATCTTCCGAGAGTCGTTCCAACCCATTTTGAGAAACATGGAACAGTAGACGAGAGACCACAGCACACCGAGCCCATATTGGTGGACGAGTGCCGAATCCCTGACGATACCGCTCAGGTAGTCGGAGGCCGGCTCGGCGAGCGCCTTTTGCGACTTGTCGTCGCCGCTCGTGTGCGAAATCGAAAAGCCGAGATGATCGGCCGAGTAGAGAAAGCTCTGGACGAGATCGGTATGAGACATGAGCCGGTTGTAGCGGACCGGCAAAGTCGAATCGTTCCCCCACAAGAACCAGCGCCGACGTTTCTCGTAGAGACGGCAGCGATCCTCGCGCGAGAGCATGCACTGGTCGATCAGCTCGCGCGCCCGGATGTCCCGCTCTTTCGTCTCGGTCGGAAGGTACACCGTGTCATTCCTTCACGCTGGCGATGACATCGGACCGCGGCGGAGCGAACCGGGGCAATCCGCTCGCGATCGGACCATCCTTGGCCGTGCGCGTGATCTCGCACTTGCCTTGGGCGAGCCCGGCCTTCGCGATCGGCATGCAAGAGACCAGAGGCACGCCACGCGCATCGACCGGCAACGCCGTCGCCGAGGTCCCGAGCGGCGAGGCGAATTGCTTCTGCACGGTTTGCCCCGTGGTGGCGCTCACTCGCGTCGCCGGCAACCCCTGTTCGGGGGA